GCTTAAGTTCCGCGACTATCATTTCGACGGCACGCAGCACGTTTATCTGCCATATAAGATGACTGCTCAAGATATCGAGAACAAATATATCACGCTTCCTGAAGACATGATTGGTGTTACTCGTATCTTTGACGTTAACGACTCATACGGCGCGATGAATCTATTCAACATCCGCTATCAGATGCATCTCAACGAACTGTTTAACATTTCCAGCGTATCGGTTGCTCCATACGTCATCGCGATGCGTCACATCGAGTTCCTTGAAGAAATCTTTGTAGGCAAAAAGCCAATCCGTTTCAATCGTCATACAGATAAGCTGTATATTGATATGGATTGGGGTGCTAACATATATCCAGACGAATACATCATTATCGACGGATACAAGACCATCAATCCAGAAGAAAATCCAGACGTATGGGATGATCTGTGGCTTAAAGACTATGCCACTCAGCTAGTTAAGCGTCAGTGGGGTGAGCATCTAAAGCTGTATGAAGGCATGAATCTGCCGGGTGGTATTACATTTAACGGTCAGAAGATTTGGGACGAAGCTAATCAAAAGATCGAAGAACTAGAACAGAAAGTTATCAACGACTACTCACTCCCAGTCACTGATATGATCGGATAACGATGACAACGAACAAATACTTCCGTCCGTTCACTTATGGGCGTCAGCAAGATCTAGCGGAAGACTTGATTATTCAGTCAATCAAGATCTATGGTCTTGACGTAAAGTATTTGCCGCGCACACTTAACAATCCAGATCCGTTGCTTGGTGAAGATCCTGCATCAGTATTTAACGATGCTGTTGATATCGAAATGTATATCAAGAACACACAGCAGTTCGAAGGTGAAGGTGATTTCCTATCTAAGTTCAATCTTGAAATCCGAGATCAGATCACATTCGTAATGGCTCGTAAGCGTTGGGAACAGATCACTAACGAAAAAGTTCTGACGGAAGTTGGCTACAATATTCAGCTCGAAGATGCTGATACTGGACGTTGGGCTAATTCTGTTGCGCTTCGTTTGGAAACTGGATCTGCGAATGGATATCAACTCACATCATCACGTCCGCTCGAAGGCGACTGGATCTACTTTCCACTGAACAAGAAACTGTATGAAGTTAAGTTCGTAGAACACGAAAACATTTTCTATCAGCATGGTAAGCTCTACACATACGAACTGACTTGTGAGCTTGTCGATCGTATGGGCGCTATCGACATTGCTACAGGCAATACAGAAATCGACGCTATCGAAACTCGTTACAGTCAAGATATCCTTATCTATCAGATCACTCTGGAAGATGGATCTGGCTCAGTTCTAAACGAAGACGGCGAATCTATTCTGTGGGAATACAGAGTCGAAACGCAAAATGTTACAGCCAACAACGAATACTTCACGCAGCAGTCGTTCGATTATATCGACTTCAGTGAACGTAACCCATTCTCTGAGGTGGATCGCTACTAATGTTCGGATCACAGTTCTATCATCAGTCGCTTAGACGCTACATTATCATGTTTGGTAATATGTTCAACGATATCGTTGTTCGTAGATACGATGCTAATGGTAACAACATTCAAGCCGTAGCCGTACCATTGGCTTATGGTCCGAAAGAAAAGTTCCTAGTCCGTATCACACAAGATCCAAACTTAGATCAGCAGGTAGCTATTCAGCTTCCTCGTCTTGGGTTTGAAATGACTACGCTGAACTATGACGGATCACGTCGTCTACAAGGCGTTAATCGTAATATCAACGTCGTGTCTGACGAAAACAAACTCGACTTTAACTATATGCCAGTTCCATACGATTTGCAGTTCAATCTGTATGCGTATGTTCGAAACGCCGACGATGGCGCACAGATTCTAGAACAGATCGTGCCATATTTCGGACCAGAGTGGACTAATAGTGTTAAAGTAATTCCAGCAACAAACGTGACGATTGACGTTCCTACAGTGCTTAATACAGTATCTATTGAAGATACTTACGAAGGGGACTTCGAAACTCGTCGTGCTTTGATTTATACATTCGACTTCACGGTAAAAGCATATTTCTATGGTCCAGTTCGTCGCCAAGGAATTATCAAACGTGCGCAGATCGACTTTGGCGTTGTTACTGGAAACACAGGAAACAAAATCACGCTCGAAGACGTTGCTAAGACTGGGCGTAGTTCACGTATCGTTATCACACCTGGTCTACTGGCTAACGGAAGTCCAACAACAAATTCTTCTGCTTCTATTCCATACACACAAATCAACGCAGACGACGATTATGGATTCTGCTCAAACACGTTTTTCTATCTAGACGGCAAAAAGTATAATCCCGTAACAGGACAAGATCAATGAGTGAAAAGACAAACTTCGAAATAAGCGTTGAGAATGCGTTAGGTCTTCCTGAGTCGTCTCCACCCATGGTTCAGAAAACACAAGAAGTAGAAATAGTTCATGCTGAATCCACTGATACAAACATTGATGACGATTTCGCAACGGCTCGCCGCAATCTTCACAAGATCATTCACCAAGGTAATGATGCGCTCGAAGAAGCGTTACTTGTTGCCAAAACTTCAGAACATCCAAGAGCGTTCGAAGTCGTCGGTGGTCTCATCAAGACACTGGTAGATGCCAACAAAGATCTGTTGGATATTCAAAAGAAACTGAAAGACTTGAAGAAATCAGATGATCCAAAGGAAAGCTCTGGATCAGTGACTGCACAGAACGCTATCTTTGTGGGTAGTGCCGCTGAGTTGCAAGCTTTGGTTAATGGTAGGAAATAATGGCTGTTAAAACATATCTCGGCAATCCTAATCTAAAAGCCGCTGGCGTTATCTATTCGTATTCTAAAGAAGAAGTCGAAGAGTATATGAAGTGTGCGAAAGACGTAGAGTATTTCGCTCGTACCTATATTCGAATCGTCAACGTCGACCAAGGTTTGATTCCATTCCGTATGTGGGACTTCCAAGCGAAAATGCTGCATACTTTTGCCAATAATCGTTTCTCGATATGTAAGCTCCCTCGTCAGGTCGGTAAGTCTACAACATCGGTTGCTTATATCCTGTGGCTTATTCTATTCACAGATCAGCAGAACGTCGCTATTCTCGCGAACAAAGGAGCGCTCGCGCGAGACCTGTTAGCAAAGCTCCAGCTGGCATACGAATATCTTCCTAAGTTCCTACAGCAAGGCGTTATCACTTGGAACAAAGGTAACATCGAGCTTGAGAATGGCTCGAAGGTTGTTGCTGCTGCTACTTCATCGAGCGCCATCCGCGGTGGTTCGTATAATCTGATCTTCCTCGACGAGTTCGCGTTCGTGCAGCGTAATCTTGCTGATCAGTTCTTTGCTTCTACGTATCCTACCATTTCATCTGGTAAGACAACCAAGATCATCATCGTGTCTACACCTAACGGTATGAATCACTTCTTCAAGATGTGGGTAGATGCGCTAGAAGGTCGAAGTGAGTATAAGCCTATCGAGATTCATTGGTCAGACGTTCCAGGTCGCGATGACGAATGGCGTAAACAAACTATCGCTAACACCAGCGAAGAACAATTCCGTCAAGAGTTTGAGTGTGAGTTCATTGGTTCGTCTAGCACACTTATTCATCCTCTTAAACTGCGTCAGCTCGCGTGGTTTACTCCGACGAAAGATAAGTGGGGTCTTGATATCTATGAAGCACCAGATCCTCGTAAGATGTATATCTGTGTCTTTGACGTATCAGAAGGTGTCGGTGGAGACTACTCTGCCTTATCCATATTCGATGTGACACAGTATCCATATAAACAAGTGGCTAAGTATCGAAGTAAACAGATATCGCCTCTTATGTTTCCTGACGTGATCTATCGTTTTGCCAAAATGTATAACAACGCATGGGTATTAGGTGAAACGAATAACATTGGTCAGCAGGTTGTTCAGTCACTATACATTGATCTTGAATATGAAAACGTCATTGCAACATTCACTAAGAACAAGAACATCAAGGTTGGCGGTGGATTCAACGCACGTTCTGCGTTCGGTGTTAGAACTACTAAAGCGGTTAAGAAAATCGGTTGCTCGAATCTGAAAACGATCGTTGAAAGTGATAAGCTGCTCATAAACGATTTTGATACGATCGAAGAGTTAACGACATTCGTAGAAGTAAAAGACACATACAAAGCTGAAGAAGGTAATCACGACGACTTAGCGATGACTTTGGTCTTGTTTGGTTGGCTGATTACACAACCATACTTCAAAGATCTAACAAATAGTGATATTCGTCGCGATTTAGCGAACGAAACGCTCAAAGAAGTTCATGATGATTTGCTCCCAGCAGGGTTTATCGACGATGGCGGTGGAGCCCAATCTATGGAAAAAAGCGATGATCCTATGGATATGTTCATAGGTGGCAGCTCGCCCGACGATCTAAGTTATGGCTAAAAGGTCGCTTTTTATAAATAAAAACGAGCACAATCTAGGGCGCGAAGAATTCACTACTTCGTTTTTATAAAAGGAGATAAGTCCGATGGGTTTCCAAGTCTCTCCAGGGGTAAATGTAAGTGAGGTAGATCTCACAACTATCATCCCCGCAGTTAGCACGACTACAGGTGCGTTCGCGGGTCACCTCCGTTGGGGTCCTGTCGATCAGCGCGTGCTAGTTGATAGCGAAGATACGCTGGTTAAGCAGTTTCTACATCCAACAACAAATACAGCTGTAGACTTTTTCACAGCAGCAAACTTCCTTGCATATGGCAATTCGCTGTATGTCGTTCGCGTTGTTAACGCGAACACAGGTGGTTCTGTTGGCGCAAGAAACGCTACTGCTACAGGTAACAGCTCTATCACAGCTGTTGTTAAGAACGAAGACGATTATTACGATAACTACTCAGCTGGTATTTCTGGTGGTGGTATGTGGCTCGCTAAGTATCCTGGCATTATCGGAAACAATCTTCGTGTTTCTGCTTGTCCTTCAGGTAATGCTTATCAGAGCACTATCACAGGCACAGCTGCATTCACCAACAACACTTCAACTGTTCAGTTCACGACTGCAGCAGGCGTAAGTTCAAAGCTAACAGCTGGTGATATTCTGATCCTTGGACCAGATCGTCAGATGCTTAAGGTTGCT